TGATTCGATGGAATGAATCAAACTTTCGTAAGTACGACATTTTAAATCGTACCCAAGAAAGGGCGAAAGCTTCCATTATGTTGCAAGAAGACACAAAGGGTTATGCTTTGATCGATTTCGCTTCAAATCTTACAGGACAAACTCCTGCAAGTTCCTTGGCGGGCACGACAGCTGCATCCAACAATCCTACAGTTCTTACGTCTTCAGGAAAACTGGAACAGGAAAAATTGGTTGAGGCTATTGTAACTCTTCGTTCTAAGTTACAAATGAGTTCAAAGATTTATTTGAACCCATTGAGGACTAAGGACTTGATGCTCTTCAACACAACAGTATCAGGAACAGGAGGAGCTGGTATTTTTGCTCCTAACTTCCAAGAGCAAGCAATTAAGTCAGGACAAGTTGGTTCAATCTGGGGTCAAGATGTTCTTGAGTCCGTGGTTGTTCCTATTGCAAAAGTATTTGTACTTGCTCCGGCTGAGTATCTTGGAGTACTCGCGGTACGTACTGATGTTTCTGTTGAAACAATGAAGGATGTTAGAGAGATGGCTGATATCTTTGCAATCTGGGAAGACATTGGATTCCTAGTGCGTTATGCAAAGGGTATTGTCAGAATCGACATTACATAATTTGTTTTAATATTGAGATCAGGTTGGGTAGTGAAAACTACCTGGCCTGGTCTCATAACTTAAATGGATCGTAAAGGGTCTATTTAAGTTATTACTTTTTGATAAAGAAAAGAGGAGCACAGAGATGTCAAAGAGATATAAGGTGATTGCTTACGGGGGATATGACGGCTTAAAGTTTCCAGATTTGGTTGTTCGTTTTACGTCAGGATATGCAATTCCTTTACATGTTAAACAAGATGAATATGTACCCCTACAGATTTTAGATCCTTTTGATATTCAAAAATCATTAATAGTTGGTAGTTTAGGCCGTTATATTAAAGGTGGTCAAATCATTGTAGAAGATGATGAAGAACCTAAAGAAGAAAAAAAGGAAGAAGAAACTACAAAAATAGAAACACTAAAACAAGAAGAACCAAAAAAAGAAGAACTACCAAAACCTACCGTTGAGGAGCCTAAACCTCAACCACAGGTAGAGAAAAAGAGTGATGAAAAACCACTCACAGATTTGTCCCAAGTTAAAACTTATGAGGATTTTTGCAAATTAACATTTTTTCTCAAAATAGAGTTTATCAAAAAACATGCGGACAAAGCTCTACTCCAACAAATTTTAGAAAAGACAAATTCACCTCAATTACAAAATCACGTACAGATTCGCCTTAGTTTAATTGATTAAGGAGTTTTTAAATGTATCCAGAATTAAACCTCTCGTGGGCCGGATGGAAAGCTATCCAAAGTGGTCTATCATTGACTGTTTACTATATTCAAGAAGATGTAAGATATATTCCTTTTTTAGTAGACACTACAAACAAATTCACATATAGAACAGATATTGATAGAACAAGTCCAAATACAGATCTCACTGACTTTGAAACAAATTTTAAAGCTGGTGGAACTGAAGAAGACACTATTGACGAAGGTATTGCAGAAGAATTGACACCTTAATAGGGAGTAATAAATGGCTAGAACACCCCAATATGGAGTTAAGAAAACTGCTGACGAATTATCGGCACAAGATCCCTCAGCAGTATTGTATGGTGTAACTCCAGACAATAAATTTATACCAGTCAAAATAGATGATGATGGTCGTTTGGAATTAGCTTCTGTTACATTAGAACCAGGAGATATAGAAATTGGTGCTGTTGAAATAAAAAATCATAATACAGATGATCGGGTAGCTGTAAACACCAATCATGAATTAAGAGTAGAATCTAGATTACATGATAATGATGGAACTGGAATCACATCAACAACCGTCGGAATTAAACAAGGTATTGATGTAAATGTTGTTGGTGGTGCTGCTTTTAGTGTTTCAGAAGCTGAAGATGATGATATTCCAGCAAATAAACCTAGTGTAGGTTTAATTATTCCTCTTAATTATGCATATGATGGTATTAGTTGGAAACGAGTTCATCAAACTAGTGGAGCAATGCATAGTCAATTAGTTTCTGCTGGAACTCAAATTTCGGCAACAGGAACTGCATTAAACGTTCACATCGTAGGTGGATCTCCAACTGGTCCAACTGATACAGATGATGGAACTGTTGCTGGAGGACAAAATGCTAATTTAGATATTGGGTTAAATTATGGATGGAATGGTTCCAATTGGGAGAGATTGAATTCTTCAAGTGGAAAATTACTTGTAGACGGTAGTGGTGTTACACAACCTATTTCTGTAGCAAGTTTACCTTTACCAATTGGTGCAGCAACAGAATCTACTTTATCTACCTTTAATGGAAAGTTTATAGACGGAAATGATATTGGAGATGTAACAATAAATAATGGTGGTGGATTATTAGCTGTCAATATTCAAGATGGTGGTAACAGTATTACTATTGATGGTACAGTAACTGCAAATCAAGGTGGAAATTGGCCTGTCAGATTACAAGATGGTAGTGGAAATAATTTAACATCTCAATTAAGTGGCACACAGCAAGCTTTGGATGTTGGTATTAATGTTGCTGGAGTGCAGGTAGATCCTAGACAAATAAGAGCATTGACTATTGCTGATGTTGTTACAGTTCAACAATTTATTGCAAGTAATTTAAATGCTCAAGTAGTTGGAAATGTAAGTAGTGGTGGAGTTGATTCAGGAAATCCGGTAAAAGTTGGTGGAAAATATAGTAAAAATCCTTCAATACTTACTGACGGACAACGAGGAGATATTCAGTTAGGACCTTATGGATCTACTCGTGTTCTAAATACATATGATGGATTTGGTAGTGTTAGTTGGTCAGATCTTGGAGTCGCAAAAAGTGCTTCAGTAACTCATGATACAGTTATTCCAAATGGAGTTGTTTGGCATTTACACGATGTTGTTATGGGAGGAGATTTTGCTTACAATACAAATAAACGTAGTCCATACGTAGTTGTGATTTGGGATCCTACTGGCACAAATGTCACAATTGCTCAACCATACTCTATGTTTAGTAAATCATTTCCGTTAAAATATAAAATTGTTGGAAATGGAGCAAAAATACTTAGAGTTATTGTAACAAATGGTGATAATCAAACTTGCGACTTTTTTACACGAATAATTTATTCTGTAGGATAATAAAATGTTTGAAATTGATTTAGATTACATTACATTTAAAGAAAAAATAAATAGTAAAAATTTACTTTGGCAATATGTTGAAGATGTCAAAAAATATGACATTTTTGCTTTTGAAAATTTTATAAAATATAATACAACTGTTTGGAAAGATTTGACAAACACAATTGGTTTTGATAACGAACAAGAAATACTAAATAAAATAGATTTTGAAACAAATTATAAAACACAAGCAAATCAAAAATTGATTGCTGATGTTAATGAAGAACCAATAAGTCGACCTACAAGTATATCTGGGATAGACGAACTGGGTTTAAAACAACATATTCGTACTGACTCTTCTGGTTTTATAATTCCGACAAATAGAGGAATAGTTTCTACTTCAAATTCAACGGCAACTCCTTTGGACTCTGGGGCTACTTATGTAGGAACAAGTGAAGAGGTAAAAGATTTTGCTACTATAACAGTATTTTTATATTCAGACCAACCATCTGCGTTAAATGGTTTAGTTATTGAGTGGTCGTCCGATGAGATAAATTGGGATGCAAATGATACCTTTTCATACGATCCGTCAAATGAAGCAAATCGTCTATTTAGTTTTGGATCTGTATCTAAATATTTTAGAATCCGTTACACAAATGGAACAGAAACCCAAACTGAATTTAGATTACAAACGATTTTACATCCTTTTCAAATTAAATCATCTTCTCATAGAATAGGAGATACATTATCATTAGAAGCCGATGCCGAATTAGTTAAATCTATATTATCAGCACAAAATGATGAAGATCGATTTGCTAATATAGGGTCTGTAACTTTGTTTAATAGTCATCGATTAAAAACTTCTGTTTCTGATATCAGATTAGAATTTGCAATAAGGAACAAACTTTATATAATTAGTGCAGATCAAAATTTAGCTGTTGGTAATTCAGAAAATAATGTTTTTTTAATACGAAATCCTATTGGTAATACAAAGAAAATGTACATATCAGATTCTATTTTTGATGTTGTAACAAAAGATAGACTTTGTATATGGCGAATTTATAAAAATCCTACGGTTACGAATGTAGGTACTTCTGTAGTTATTTCTTCATCAAGAGTTGGAGGGTCTCCTCCTGCATCAACTATGGAAATATATTCTGATCCTATTACAAGTAATTTTGGTACAAGAATTAGATCATTTTCAACTGGAACTAATTCTAATTCGACAGATGTCAATTTTGGTCTTGGATTTATTTTAGAACCTGGAAATGATCTTTTAGTAGTTGGTATTCCTAATGGAAATAATGTAATTGTTTCTTTGTCATTGCAATGGGTTGAGGACTAATATGAAATTAGTACAATTAAATTATAATCAATTTAAATCAATTGTTGAAAGTAAAAATTTAGTTCTTCAATATGTAGAACATGTTGACAGATATGAATTATTTGCTATTGAAGGATCTCTTTCTTGGGAAACAACAATTTTAAAAGGATCAAACGATGCAACTGATTTTGAAACTAATTATAAAGATACTGCCAACCAACCCCTTTCTGTAAGAATTAAATCCAGTTACATTAATAACAAACCAGTTGTACGTTCAGAATCAAGGCCCGATGATACTTCGTCATATTTTACAACTCGTGGAGATAGTGCAACAGGAATAGGAGATGGATCAAGATTTGAATGGGATTTTTCAAATTCTGATAATGAAGTTTCAGCACCATCTGGTTATAAACGAAAAAGAATAGAGACTAGTTTTGCAGATGATGTGTGGGTAAAAGAGGGAACTGTTTATTTTTATAATACTCCGAAAGGTGCTTATATTGATTTTTATGTTGTATGTCCTGATGGTCAATACTATTATGATAGAAATGGTGATCCTCAACAAGCTGTTGGTGATGTAATTATTGAACATTATGTAGTTGCTCATCCAATGCAAGATTCTGCTCCAATGGGTGATGAGTTAAATACAGAAGCTGCTACAATTAATGCTGTTCCACCTTCGTATAAATTTAGAATTGAAATTACAACTCCTGAATCAGATTCGGGGTCAAATGGTTATGCCGAATTAGAACTATATCGTATTAGGTCTATTTTACGTCCGGGTGAGGAAATTTAATGATTCGAAAACAAATGTTACGTCCGGGTGATTTAATTTTTTACAGACCAAAAAAAACATGGTCTATTGGTTCTTGGTTTATTGCTTGGGCACAAAATGTAATAGGAAAATCTCCTATTCATAATGTTTCTTATTGTCATGTGGGAATTATTGATTCTGATACAAATTATCTTCTTGAATCTCGTTGGCCAAGATCAAGGCGCTGGAAAATTAATTGGAAAAAATTAGAAAAACAATATCATCTTGAACTTTGGAGAATTAGACATGTTAAAAAAGAAGAAATTGAAAAAGCTTTAAATTGGTGTTATGAACATTTAAATGAATGGTATGACTTAGGTCTTTTTATTTGGGGTTTGTTCGATTTTAAAAATGCCGAGGTCTGTAGTACTTTTGTAGCGAAAGCTTGGAAAGCAGCTGGTCGAATATTTAAAATTCATAAACAAATTCAACCAGATGCAGATTTTCATACACCGGATGAACTTATTGCTAATGAAGACCTTATTAAAAGGATAGCTTAATGGCAAATTTTACAACCAGACAACTTGAAATAATTCAAAGAGCTAGAAGGTTATTACCTGATAATTTTAGCCGGTATACTAATGACGAAAAGGTGCTCGCCTACGCTGAAGTAATTTTGGCAGACATTAATTTATTTCCACCTTTAACCGGTTATACTACGGAAGATTTACCTGATAGTTTACTTCCTGTATTAGACTTTGGTATAACAGTAATGACGGAATTATTTTTACAAGCAAGAGCTACCTTACAAGATTTTAGTTACAACGATAATGGTCTTTCAATTTCTATTCAACAAGTACCTAATTTAGATGTTAGTTATAAAAACATGTTGGAACTTTATAGAAACATGATTACTAACTACAAAAAGACAGAAGTATTTAGAGTTGGTGGTAAAGGTCTTGGAACACCTCGCTTCCAGTCACAGATTGGTCAGTTTTTAAAAATAAGTTTGGGAAGTTCATTTACATGGAACAGTCCTTAATAAATCAAAAAATTAGTAAGAAAGCAAAAGAACGGGCTAAAATTAAAAATCCAATTGTTAACATTTGGAAAAATTCTGATTGGATTAAAAATAATGTAGAAGCAAGAAAAAGAACACCAAAAATTTTATTTGTACATCCTCAAAATCGAAAGGTGTATAAAATAAAGGAAAATGAATTTAGAACACAAGTTCAAATGCATGGAGTTTTGAAATATGCAAAATTACTTAATTGTTCTCAAAATACTGTCAGAGAAAGATGTTACAAATTAGGAATACATTTAAAAGAAGGGCCTAGACCAAGTTTAGTTCAAACAATTGAATATAGTAAAAGAATGAGACGACAAAGATTAACTCAAAAATTTCCAACAAAAGCAACTTCAATAGAAATTAGACTTTGGAAAGAACTAGAAAGTAGAAATATTAAGTTTGAAAAACATAAATCAATTTTAAATTTAACTCAACCCGATGCATTTATAGAACCAAATATTTGTATTTATGCCGATGGAGATTATTGGCATAATTTAAAAATTACTAAAAGTCAAGACCAATACGTAAACAAAATTTTAAAAGAGAATGGCTACCGAGTATATAGATTTTGGGAACATGAAATAAATCAAGATGTTGGGTCATGTCTTGACAAAGTTCTAATCTAACTATCAGGGGAGTAGCATGAATAAAAAATTAAAAATACCGTTCAAGGAGTTGATAGGCGAAAAACCCCTATGTGGTAATTATCGTGTATCATTTGAAATTGAAATAAATGAGGATGATGATTTACATGTAGATGATTTGGCCCAAACCATTGCCACTGGCTTCGAAGGACAGTCTACTCTTAATAAAATTGCTCATTTAGATTTTGAAAAAATTGAATATAACCCTGATATCAAAGTCGGTGATAGAGTAATTTTAACAAAAGCAATCCAAATTGAAGCTTCTGTTGTAGATCATGAGCATTATTATACAATTGAAAAAGAACCAACAGAAAATATGTTAGGAACTATGACTATTGAATTACCTAAAGGTAGTCAAGCAATTGTTAATAAGATTGGTGAAGATAAAATTGAATTAATTGATTTTGATAATACAGTTACTGTACCAATACAAAATATAGAGACAGAAGAAATTGAGGATTCTATTGTAAATGTTGACTTTGCCGCTGTTGATAAAAATGCAGTAGAAAAAATGGAGGAATAAAATGGCTCTTACTCCAGTTAGTCCATCATTAACAAATATAGTCGCTAAAGGGTTCAAAATTACGGTGAATCCTGATGGTAATCCTCCTGGAACATATTATGCATTTAAAGTTTTATTTAATTCTGATATAAAATATGTTGACGGAACCGGAAATTTACAAGATACTAAAATTTATTTGGCTGTAACTGAAATAACAATTATTAATGCAATTCCTAATACATATCATACGGTTACATTATTTGCTGCTGATGATGCAGGAGGAACAAATGAATCTTCAGAAGGACCTCCAACAAGTGTAACAACGTTAGCTGCAGATCCAGTTGCTCAACCTTACCGAAATATTTTTTCTACAACAGTAACTACTGATTGGACTGCAAATGAAAATCCAGATGGAACAGAATATTGGGTAGAACTTTCAACAGATCCAAATTTTATTCTAAATGTAAGTAATTCTGGGTGGATTACAGATTTAGGTTATGAATTTACAAATCTATTACCTAGTACAACATATTATGGAAGAGTTAAGGCTAGAAATTCAGTAGTTGTTGAAACCTCTTGGATAAGTTTAGGAAGTGTTTTAACATTAGTTGGTCCAGATGTAATTAAACAAGTTCAAGTTTTTAATTTATTAGGAGAGAGAAAATTTTTAATTGTTTGGTTACCAAGTTTGGAAACAAATATTGTTAATTACAAAGTTTATAGAAGTCAATCTCCAACAGATGGATTTGAATTAATAACAATTACTTCACCAAATGTAATTTCTGCATATGATTTTGCTCCATTTACTTTTGGAATTGTTTTCTATTGGAAAGTAACTGCTATAGATGATGGTGGGAATGAAAGTTCATTAGAATTAACAACTCCTGCTCATGAAAATACATTTCATAGTTTTGAAGAACAACCATTTCCTGTTTCAATACAAACGACTGATGTTGTTACAGGAGAAACTCCACAAGGTGATGTAGATGGAATCAATACTGTATTCAACACAAATTATCCATATAGAAAAGGTACTTTAGTAGTGTTTTCTGGTGGAGTAAATATGTACAGAGGTTTAGATTTTACTGAAACTGGTTCACAAGAATTTACATTTACAGATCCGCCTGATATTGGAACAAAGATTAGAATCAATTACGTAAAGTTTTAACAATTTTGTTTTAGGAGAGTGAAGTTGGCTCCACAACCACGAAAAATAAATTTAGACGAACACGCTATTTTGGGAACATGTACAACTGAGATTTTAGCAGATGGTGCTGTTGTTAGTAATAAGTTAGCTGTAGGTTCTATTACTGCTGAAAAATTATATGCAGATGTATTTGGTGTTGGTGTTATGCCAAATCCTATTACAAATGCTATTGATGTTGAAGTTGATAATGTTACATTAGAAATTAGTGGTTCAAATCAAGTTCAAGTCAAATTAAATAGTATAACTCCTAATTATTTAAACATCAATAATAATTTAGGATTTAATAATAATCAAGCTTTAGAATTTAGAGTTGAAAATGTAAGTTCAGATCCCCCAGCTGGTAATGCTGGTAGATTAATTTGGAGAACAGATCTTAATCAACTTCGAGTTGATACTGGTTCCATTTTTATTTCTGTTGGTAGTGGTGGACATGTAATAGAAGACGAGGGTGTTTCATTACCTCAAAGAACAAATTTAAATTTTGTAGGAAGTGGTGTAACAGTAACAGATGATGTTGGTAATGATAGAACTGTAGTCACAATTCCTACAGGTGGACATGTAATAGAAGATGAAGGATCCACTTTACCTCAAAGAGCAATTCTTAATTTTGTAGGAAGTGGTGTAACAGTAACAGATGATGGATCAGATACAGTTGTAACAATTTTAGGAGCTGGAACAACTACAAAAGATTTATTTACAGTAGTAAACCCTTTAGCGAAGACCATAACATTAAGTCATGTACCTATAACAGATTCAGAAATAGTGACTTTGAATGGATTACTTTTAAGACCTGGATTAAGTAACGATTATACAGTTTCGGGAAACCAAGTGACATTTACAACGGGTGTAACTTTAACTGTTGGAGACGAGATATTAGTTGTTTATTCATACTAATTAATAGACAAGATAAGTTTTGACAAAATTTATAAAAAGGAGAAAATAAAAATGGCCGTGACACAAATTCGTGGTAATACACAAATTATTAACGGTACCATTGAAAATGGACAGATTCATGCTTCTGCCGCTATTGTTTACAGTAAATTAAGTCTTTCTGACTCAATAGTTAACGCAGATATTAATTCTGCTGCTGCTATTGTTTACAGTAAATTAAGTCTTTCTGACTCAATAGTTAACGCAGATATTAATTCTGCTGCTGCTATAGCAAGAACAAAACTTGCTTCTGGAACAGCATACAGAATTCTTGCAAACAATGATTCTGGAGTTATGTCAGAGAATGCTGCAATTACTGGAAGTAAAGCTGTTGCGTCTGATGCAAATGGCCAATTAGTTGCTTCTGCAACTACTGCAACAGAACTAGGATATGTTAATGGAGTAACAAGTGCAATTCAAACTCAGATAGATGGTAAACTTACAAAAAGTTTAACTTCTGCAAATATCTTTGTAGGAAATGGATCCAACGTGGCTACTGGAGTAGCAATGAGTGGTGATATTGCTATCGATAACGCTGGAGTAACATCAATTGCTTCTGGTGTAATTGTAAATGATGATGTTAAATCTGATGCTGCTATTGCATTTAG